TTTGAGCAAACACTTTCATTATTGTAGCTTCGTGCATATGTCCCCAAAATGTTGCTTCATTGCCCTCAAAATTAGATCCTTCCGTTTTATCTATATAGACATCAATAATACTTTTGTATTTATTAACTCCTAAAATTGCTCCTATATCAGATCCACCTATTCTTTTTTCTCTTAAAGTATGCCAATCATCTTCATTAGCATACTCATAGACTTCATTATTTGTGCTTAGAGACTCTTTAAAATCATCTTTAGTCATTTCTATAACCTCTGCTTTAGCAGTTGCTATAAACTCTATTAATTTTTCTTTTTTTAATCTGCTATATCCAACTAAACCCAATCTTTTTGCCTCTTCTTTTAATTCCACTACTGTCATTTTTTTATCACTCCTTGAATTTTTCTTTTATATGCTGTATAATTCAAGCAAGTAGATTAACTACTTACTTTTAATCTAAACATCTAATAAACTTTGGTCGGTGCTATTAGATGTTTTTATTTTTTTATAACTTTTCCCTGCTAAAAAGTTCAACCAATGTGGTTTTATTATTAAATATTTCCCCCTTTCCTTTTCTTGATCTTTTATATAGATACAACCTGGAACTTCATTAGCTTGAATTAAACTATATACATCATCTTTATTTAATTCACCCCCAGATAAAGCAACAGCCTCTTCTACACTGATTTTATATTCTCCCATTTAATCACTCCATTCTTACATTAAATCTTCTAATTTATTAAAAAACTCATTTACTCCTTTCCATAACTTTTTAAATATTTCAATAATTCTAAGTTTTATATATTTTCCTGAACTTATTTCTAATTTATTTTCAATAATAAAACCTTTTATAGCTATGCCTTCATTTGCAATAATTACTGCACTATTGAAATTATCAGTTATGTATTCTCCTCCTATTAAATAAAAATTTTCTGATATTTTTTTAATATCTAACATTTAAATCTCCTATCCTATTATTTCCATAGTTTCTTTATTTAAGATGCGTCCACAGTTTAAACCTGTATTTCTTAATAATCTTCTTTCAAACTTGCATAAATATTTTGCTATTTCTTTAAAATTGAATGGTGCTTGAAAAGTTAAACCCACTCTATTTTTATTGTTTGCATCCACTATTACTATTTCTTTTACATCTGTATCTTTAAATAAATTTTTCATTCTTTTAACTTCAAAATTATGTTTATATCTCAATACTTCTGCTACTGTTTTTAATTCTCTTCTTTTATTTTCTCTTTTTACTAATGTTTGTAATTTAATCCTTTTCATTATTTTCCTCTCAATCTTTCAAGTTCTTCAATAATTTTATTTAATCCATTTAGAGCATTTGGAAAATCCAAATATACTCTTTCTTTAAATATTCCATTTTCTTTCAAAAAATTTACATTTTCTTCTGAGTATTTTCCAGAGCAAATATATATTTCAAGACTATTTATATGCCCTGCATAGTTTATAAATACAGTATATTCATTACTGTCATTTACTTCTAAACTTAATCCCATTATTTTTACTACTTTTTCTCTAATGTCTTTATCTAACATTTAACCCCTCCAATTTCGCTATTTCTTCTAAAACTATTGTCCATAATCCAGTTACTCCATACTTTCCAAAGTTTGTCATTATTGCTAATTTATTTCCTTTGAATATTTCTACTATTTTTAATTCATAATTTATTACTACTCTATAATCACCTACCTGTGTATCTAACTTTATTCTTTTTATTAAATTTTCAATATCTTTGTTTTCTTCTGTTTCTTTTTTAAAAGCTATATCTACCTCCCCTTGCTTTATAAATAACTTATTAGCTTCATATTGAAGTGCATCCAATAATCCATCTATGTATCTTTGTTTTATCATTTTTCTATATCCTTCACCTCCTTGATTAATTGTTATGTTTTTTAATTTTCTTCCATAGCCCTCCTTTTATTTTTAGTTTATTTTAACTAAACTTTTATTTTAAAAAAATATGAATATACCTCACTTTCTGGAATTTTTAATAACTGAAGAGAATCACAAATTTCTTTTTGAGTAAAATCTGTTTTATTATTTAGTTTCGCAGAAATACTAGCCTTTGATATTCCTAAAACTTCTGCAAATTTATACTGTGTTTTATAAACTTCAGTTATTTTTCCTTCTAATTTTCTGTAATCAAACATAGATTCACCTACCTTTTTATTTTTTTTGTTTATTTTAACTAAACACAATATAACATAGCAAAATATTTTTGTCAATAAAAAAGTTTATTTTTTTTTAACTTTATTTAAAAATAGTTGATTTTTATTAAACTTTATTATATAATCAATTTATAAAAATATTGAAAGGAGCATTTAAAAATATGAAAGAGAATTGTGCAGACAGAATAAAGAAAGCTTTAGAATTAAGAAATATGAAACCTATTGACTTAGCTGAAAAGAGCGGAATTAAAAAATCTGCATTAAGTCAATATATGTCAAATAAAATTTCTCCAAGGCAAAATGCTCTTTACTCTTTAGCTAAGGCACTTGATGTTAGCCCTGCTTGGTTAATGGGGTTTGATGTTCCTATGGAAAATGAAGAAACTAATTATCAAGTTAAAACTGCTGCAAGAGATAAAAAAGTTTTTGATAAATATAGTAAACTTGATGAAGCTAAAAGAAAAATAGTTGAGGCTTTAATAGATAGTTACTTTGATGAAAATGTTGAAGATGAAGAAGATTAATTAAATCAAGGTGATTAAATTGATTAGAACAAATTCTCATATTCAATATAATTATGCACAAAAAAAAGCTTATGAAGTCTTATTAAAATATAGTGATGGGGTTTTACCAGTAGATCCTTTTAGGATTATAAAAAAGATAAATAACATAGAATTAAAAACTTATACAGAATTTGCTAAAGAACTTCAAAAAAAGCATCCTAGTATGTCAATAGAAGAAATAAGATGTCAATTTGAAAGTGATAGAGGTTTCTTAAAAAAGAAAGGCAAAAAGAAATATATACTTTGTTACAATGAAGAAGATTCAATATATATAATTAGATGGACTATTTTTCACGAATTAGGACATTACTTTTTAGAACATTTGAAAGAAGAATATAGTTATATATTTTGTGATGGTGAAAGGTATAATGAAATAAAGGAAAAAGAAGCTAATTGTTTTGCAAGGCATTGTAGCTCACCTTTACCTTTGGCTTTATATATGTATATTGAAATTAATAATAACAATTTAAAATTACTTGATTTATTTAGATATTTTTTCAATATGAGTAAAGAAGTTTCTGAATACTGTTCAAACCATTTCAATTCTAATTGGAAATATTATTTAGTCAAAGATAATGGTAACTTAATTACATTATTTAAAGAATCGATTGAGGAAAAAGTTAGTAATGTTTATACTCAATTTCAGTATATGAGCTTATTTGGGGAAGGTATTTGGTTGTATTTACCAAAATCGATATAAAAATATTTTAAAAGGAGATGGGGTTTATGACTATTGATGAATTAAAAAGTTACATAATTAGGAGGGGAATATGTTAAAAAAAATATTAAGATATCTATTTTTAATAATGACTGTTTTTTCTGGAATATTAACTATTATAGCCTTTTCTGAATCTATTATTTTTGGAATATTTATGCTAGTTGTTACTTTTATTTTCTTTTTCTTTTTTTCATTATTTGGGACAAATAATATTACTGCTAAACCTCAAAATAATGAAGTTCAAAAAGGAAATGTTGAAGAACATGGAACTTTGCAATTTGAAGTAGCTGGTACTTTTATAGAAGCAAGACAAAAAGTTATTAAAGATTTTGTAAAAAATGAAATTAAAGAGGGTATGAAAGCATATGATGGTTTAACTACTAAAGAAATTAAAACACAAAGATATGAAAATATTGAAATTTATGAAGTTCCAGAAGATGAAAAATGGGATAAAGATTATTTTAGATTAGAAAAAGAACCTGATAACGAATACGATAAAAATGCTATAAAAGTAATTTTAAATGATTTTTCTAAAATAGGTTATATTCCAAAGGAAAAGACTTTACAAGTAGGAAAATTAATAGATGATAATAAAATACTATCAATGTATTTTTCAATTACTGGTGGAAAATATAAACTATGGGACGGAGAAGATTTAGAAACTGATGAAGAAGAATACTCTGTAACATTAACTATCAATTATTGAATTTTACCATAAAAATAAAATCCCTCTTAAGTGCTACCAACACTTTAAGAGGGAAAGAGTGTGGTACTCTTCTGTTAAAAGCTATTTAGATTATATCACACTCATTTTTATTATGCAAATAAAGGAGTGTGATTTTTTTATGAGAGCAGCAAATGGAATGGGTACTGTTTTTAAACTATCTGGAAACAGAAGAAAACCTTGGGCTTTATTAGGACCTAAATATTTTAGTGAAGAAGAAAAGAAATATAAGAGGGATTTTATAGCTTGTTTCAAAACACAAAAAGAAGCTGAAACTTATAAACTAGCAATGTTTACAAATAATCTTGAAATGTTAGAAAATACAGGAGTAAAAATTGCTAAGAAAAAAGAAAAAGGAATAACATTTGAAGAGTTATATAGATTATGGATTAAGTCTAAGGAAGATGTTAAACCAGGAACCAAATCTAATTATGAAACTAATTTTAAAAGAAGTAAAAAGTTATATGGCTTAGAGATAGCTAAAATCAATGGTATTATGTTACAAAACATCTTTTATAGTTTAGATCTAACTAATAGTACATTAAGATTATTAAGAAGTTTTTGGTCTAATATATGGGACTTTGCAATTCTAAATGATATGGCTACTAAGAACTATGCTAAGTTTTTAAAACTTCCAGTTCAAGAAAAAGGTAACAAGACTGGAGATAGAGAAAGACCGATTAGTAAAGAAGAGTTACAAGCTTTATGGGATAACTTATATAATTATGATGTAGATAAGTATAGAATTATAGATATGGTATTAATTTTATGTTATACAGGGCTTAGAATAAGTGAGTTATTAAAAGTGAATAGAAAAAATATTTATCTAAAAGATTTTTATTTTGAAGTGGAAGTATCTAAAAGCAAGGCTGGG